AAGACATTGCAAGGTTAAAGTTGATTGATTTTTGGTTAGGTATAATACCTTCTACTTCTCCAAGCCCATAGATAGACTTTTCTCTAATCTCATAGTTTCCTACTACGATAGGATAAAGGTATGCTTTTGTGTTATCGGTAGTAAGAGGTTGAGTTTCGTGATTGTCTGGTAAAGAGTTGTTTGGAGCATCTTCTTCAAATCCATACTCTTTGGAGATTGCTTGAATATCCGGAGCAAGAGGAGTAGGCTTGTTTATAATCGTTGTTCTTGTAGCCTTTTCCCAATACACCTCTCCATTTTGACGGAAGTATCTTGTAAGGACTGTGCAAAGTTCATTGCCTTCTTGCTCTATCGTTCCATACTTGCTATTACTCTCATCTGCTACAATGGTATCCGGGTCTACACCCTTATCACACTTCGCTCTAACCGATTTGATATCTTCACGAGATGCAATCAATATCCATTTTTGCTTTTGTTCGTCAAGTTCGGTAGGATTTGAGAAGAATATACTCAACGGGTCTATAATCTCACACCTAACTCCACCGGGTTGACTTCCGTCTTTCCCCTTGGCTTCACTATCCCAATAGTAGTGGTAGAAGTAAGAGCCTTTCTTAACACCGTCATCAATAGCCTTCTTGTCAAGTGCTTCTTGCCCTATTTCTTTTTGGATATAAGCAGCAAAGTTGTTAAACTTCTCTACGTCTGCACTTTCGTTTTCGGCTTTATAAATGATTTTTACCGGAGTAGAAAGGATTGCACTCTTTTTACTCCTACATATCATCTTGACTATATTCACTACCGGACGAGGTAGGTTTTTAGTGTTTTTGGTTGGTGCAGCCCATTGTTTTCCTTCGTAGAAGTTTACGAAGGTAGGAAGGTTTTTGGCAAGCCCACTATTTTGCTGATAGGTTAAACCATTTTGATAATCTTCCCATAAGGTTGTAGTTTCTCTTTCGGTTGTATTATCCATTTGCACCCTCCTCTCCGTTTAGCCACTCACTTAATATTTGAGAGGTAGAAACAGGCTCATTATCTTGTTGCATAGTCTTTTGAGAGATAGTTCGTTTGTTCAACTCTTCTTTTAACTCTTTTACTTCTTGCCTCAAGAGAGCATTTTCTTCTTCTACTTTCTTTAACCTACGGAATATAAGTAATTTTTTGAAAAACTCTTTCATTAAAAATCCTCCCAACTCATAAAGTTGCTATTATCGTTTTCACTACTTGCAAAGTTTCTTGTAATGAAGTCATCATCTTGAGGCTTTTCTTCAATCCATTGTGTGGTTTGTTGACTTGATACAAAGTGCGCTATTGCTTTTGCCATAACTAAATCGTCGTGAGCGCCTTCTATTGCCTCCATTTTCCCATTGTCTTTCTTTACAAAAGTGGTCATCTCTTTGAGTGTTTCGGTATCCACCTCAATGGAAGGGTCTCTCATAAGTTCAACAAGTTCTCCTATGATTATAGGCTTTGTCTTTCGTGTGGTTTCAAAGCCATATACCCTTTCTACTTTCTTGGATACTTCATCAACTCTTTCTCTCAAATAAAGGTTTGTATAGCCATACTTTTGAATAACTCTTATAGGGTGTCTACTATAATTCGTTTCAATTCCTATGAGAGCATCATTGTAATACTTGGCAAGACATAACATTTGCTCTCCATACAAATCTTCATCTATCTTTTGTTTTCGTAATGTGGCTACCGTTCTTCCATTAGTATTATCAATCATCTTCCCGGTAAAGTAGTCAATTCCCGTTCCGGCAGTATCTCCACCAAGGACATAAGGACATTTTGCTATGATTATCTTTTCATCATTGTCATACTTCACTCTTGGCTCTTCGTGGATTGTGATATATCCGTCTACTCTTTCTTCAAACTCTATATCTTTTATTTGCCACTCTATATCTACCGTTTCCCCTTTGCTATCCTTTATAGGGTTGGCAATCTTCTTGTAGGTAAAATAACCTTTTTTAAGGGGTTGCAAGGCTTGACAATGGATTATTTGATTGACTAATGCCTCTTTATCAAAGACACAATCTCCACTTGAAATAAAGGCTTCTTCCGGGGTTATAGGATACTCTTGCTTTATGGTGTTTTTGTCAAGGTATGAGTCATACTTCTTACAATACCAAGTTATTTGCTCTTTATCTAATCCTTTGGCTTTTAAGACTTCTATTCTCTCTAATAGCCAAGGGTCATTAGTTTCAAGATACTCATACTCATTACTACGATACTCCGAAGTCCTCCACCATTCATAGAAGAGGTTATAGCAAGTATTTGAATCCCATAAATCTTTTGCCTCATTAAATCCGTTAGCCGTAGTCTCGTAAACTCTAAAAGCATCTTCGGTCATTGCTTCACCTATACCTTTTTGTAGGTTTGCAAGGCTACACTCATAAAATGCTACTTCGGAGAAGTGAACAAAGTTTAGTGTTCTTGAACGTCCTACTTGGTCGGTTGCAGTTGCTATACGCCAAGATGAGTTGAGTTTATCAAAGAATAACTCATTGACGGAGTTAAACTTTTCCGTAGGCTTTAATTCTTCCGGGAGTCTTGTGTAGACTGTTCTTGCTTTATCGTTGAAGATTGCTCTTGTGTTATCTCCACTATCTGCAAGAGTAAATCCGGAGAAGTTCTTTTGGACGATTGCAAAAGATAATTGCATAGCCGTTATAAGACTTGTAAAGCCTTGTTGCCTTCCCTTCAAGATGAAGTATGCCTTTTTAGTTCCCCATTCCTCATACTTGGAGATAAAGTCTCTTTGCACTTCGTTGAGGAAGAATGGCACACTCTTCTTTTTCTTGTCTACTATGTAGAAGGCTACCTCTATGAGAAGATACGGCTTTGCCCTTATTTCATTTACAAGGTTTATGTCAGATAGGATTTTTCTAACCGAAGCCCTTACAAGTTCCCTATCTAACTCTAAATCGTGTTTCTCTTCCCATATCCTTTTTCGCTTTGCGATAATGTCGGCAACTCTTATCATTAGTAGTCCTCAAACTTCTTAAATTCAAGAGTTCCTTCCACTCTTTGCGTTGCTTCATTGTTTGCAAGCGCTTGTTTGTCATAGAGAGTTCCAAGCACCGTAGCCAACTCCTTCACGCTCTCCACCTTTATGGTAGATATCTTTTTGTAAAGGGCTTGTCTTTGTGGTGTGGTCAAATCTTTATAATCAAGTTGTAGAATTTCATTCAAAAGTTCGTCAATGACATTCTCACTCTCTATTGCCCTATTTAGCCTTCTTTCCAAAAGAGTTTGTATCTTTCCAATTAAGCCCCAAGCATCTTCTACAAACTCCTCTTTCTTTTTTTGGCGAAGTTCGGCAATCGTTTCTTCGCCACTTTCTTTTGCCTTCTTGTCATAGGCTTCCTTCCAACTCTTCACAGTAGTCCTTGGAAGTCCTCACTTCTCGGCAACAAACGAGACGTTATTATTGAATGCCAATAAAGCATAGGCTTTTTCTTTGATATCGTCATTATACTTTTGACCTTTCGCCATAATAACACCTCCTTGTTTCGTATTTGGCAAGGGAGAAATGATTTGAACATTTGAGTGCAAGGGTCAAAACCTTGTGCCTTTACCTCTTGGCTGCTCCCTTAAATTGATGATGAGCGTTTCTTTGCCCCTACTCATCTAAATCCCTACAAATAAATATCTTCGGCAAATAAGATATCTATTGTCTTTGCCATTCACACAAAGAATAGCCTTCTCTTTCTCTCTTATCCCATAAGAAGGCAAGTGGGTTTGGTTGCAGAGGGTGGGTTTGCACCACCGTTCTCCACCTTGATGAGGGTGGCGAGATTACTTCTTCTCTACTCTGCTATATTAAGTTGTTGAAGAGGAGTGGTGAAAACCACGAAGGGAGCAAGCCTAATTGCCCTTCTACTCCTCTTCACTATAAATTATTGCATAAAAAAAACTACTTTGGACAACAGACTTTTCCAAAGTAGTTTTGTCTTATAAATTCTTTGCTATTTGCCTAATAATGACATTGATTCGGTTTTGTATCCCGGTAGTGGAATATC